CAGCCGTCAACGTAAAGATGATTTCCGTTTTGTAGTAAATCATCATTTGCTCATTTGACCATTGGTCAATCATGTCGTTGAGCATATCAAAGGCATCTTGGGCTTCCGCAGGGGCCGGTGTCTCACCCGCAGCCAGAGCCCCAATGTCTTTCATGGCTCTGCTAATGATGTCAATTGGCTGGGTCATAACGTCACCTTAAAGGTTTCCACTTTCCAAGGTGGATCGCGGTTTTCAGCATTTTCCAATGCTTGCAGTTGCTCGTCTAGTCTTGTTTTGATTAAATGCTTTTCGCCTTGCTGGGCGTCCAGATCAACCCAATGAGAAACCAAATGTTCTGTCAGGTCAGCAGAAAAATCATAAACTTTTCGGAACTTCCAATAGCCTTCGGTGGCCACACAATGCTTGCCTTTTTGGGCCTCGCAGCAATATTTTACCGTCGCAACCTTTCCGTTAGCTTGAGTCAATTCTGAAATCTTCCAGGTATAGATTGTCATCAAATATGCTTTCCGGACGGATCAAACGGGTCTAGCAAAGGTCGAAAAAATTCAACAACATTGCCACGCCAAGACGGGTCATCTTTGTGACGTTTCAATCTAGCAGTAACCGTAAACTCTTTTGGCAGTTCTAACAAAATCACCGTCATCACAAAAATGTTTACCAAAACGTCCAATAAGTAACCAGCAATAAAAACTGGATAACCAAAAAAAGCCGCTACTTTTGATAGTTGAACCGCGTCTTTGACGCGCTTTAACCCCATCACGGCAATATAAAACACCCACAAAACGTAAATAGAAACAAATGAATAAAAAATGTAACTACTCATTTGTTGCCTCAACCCAAATCAAGTTTGATTCGTCCCAGTTGTAGCTTTTATTGTCATTTGGATACGGCACCGGAGAATCCCAACGACAAGTATCTTCATTTAACACCCAAGACGGAAAAGGGCGCACCGGTATAAACGCATCTTTTAGTTCGTCGTATTTGTAACCTATACCAGCATAGTTTTTTCTAAACGTAGCGTTGTAACTGGTTTGCTTCCAATTTTGATGGCCACCAGACCAATTAATTAAGAATTCAATACCTTTGCTTTCTTGCTCATTTCCGTTTTCGTCAATCAAATGTTGATTATCAACAACGTTAACCTCAATAACGACGTTGTTTTCATCAAGTTTTGCAAAGTGAGCCATTTTTGTTACTCAAAAATAGTTAATGACAATATTTACTCTTCGTGATTCATCGCTGCAAGTGCTGCTGCAATGAGGCTTACTTGAATCAAACGTAACCAAACGATTTTCCACCGACGCAATTTTTATGTTTGGCTCTATCATCGTATGTCCGTTATTTGAGTTTATGTAAAACAAAGCGCCCTTGTGTGAAAAGTCGTAATCAGTATGCGAAGAATGAATTAAAACTTTTTCTGTTTTGGTGTACAGATTGGCCTTAATCCTAATAAGAGCCTTAATGTCAAGCTGATTAAGAATTGGGGTCAACAAATTGTAAAAGTCGCTTGTTACTTTGTTTTCAAAGAAAAAAGTGTGCATAAAGCAAAACTGCCCTAATCCCTCGTTGTTGTATACCAAATCGTTTGTGAAGTACCACGGAAAATACTTGCCAAGCATAACGGATTGAACTTCAGCAAAAATTTCTGACGGCAGCAGATTGTCTTTAATTTCGTGCATCTTATTGATACCTGTAGCGAATAATTACAATACCAGAGCCACCAGATCCAGACGAAAATGACGACCCGTCCCACGAACCGCCTCCGCCTCCGCCACCTGTATTTGTTCCGCCATTTGATCCAGATGAATTAGTATTTCCATTTCCACCGCCACCCAAACCGCCGTTTGCAGCGGTTGCCGTTACTTCTCCACCGCCGCCGCCGCCAGCACGATATGTTGCGGTTCCATTGATTGATGACTGAACGCCGTTTCCTCCTGTGCCAGCAACCGACCCTTGCGATGCTTGGCCAGCTTGTCCGGCGCCGCCACCTCCGCCTTTGCCGTCGTTGGCGCCAACACATGACGTTCCGCCGTTGTAGCCTTGGCCTGCGGTTCCTGAGCCCGCTCCGCAGCCGCCTGCATGGTGTGCCGGAGCCCCGCCACCGCCGCCTGATCCTCCGTTTTGCCCTGGGCCTAAAAAATACCCGCCAGCGCCGCCACCGCCTGTAGACGAAATTCCAAATACTGACGACGAACTTCCGTTGCCACCCTGAGCATTTCGATTTGTATTGCCAGACCCACCGCCACCTATTGTTACTGTATATCCTGTCGCAGTAACCGTTACTCTTGATTCGGCTGACGCACCGCCACCAGACGACTCTCCGACAACGGAAGACCTGTAACCCCCAGCGCCGCCACCGCCGCCATCGCAACCGCCACCGCCGCCGCCCGCTACAATTACATATTCAACTTTGTCGCTATCCGCTGAACCAGACCCAACTGATGTGACTGTAAAAGTTCCGTTTCCGGTAAATGTATGAATTTTATAATTGCCGCTTGTGGTAATTGTTCCGCCAGTTGCGGTAATGTATGAAACATTACTTGTTCCATAAAAATTGCTAATGGCAATTTGGCCACTTGATGGAACCGCACCGTTGGTTCCAGACGTTCCGGCAGGGACTAAACCACCGCCCGCATAATATTCCGACAGAGAAATTGGATTGGCTCCCCCAAACTCTGTTTGAATATTTGATAACGATAATGGGCCGCTTGATGGAAGTGCCATTATTTACCTCTTAACGCATCAATTTCTTGTTTAAGGTCAGAAATAGCCGCAAACGCAAGTGCGCTTAATTTTGCATAATCAACCGCAAATGATCCATCTACCCTAGTGCGAACCGCAACAGGAAACAATTTCAAAACATCTTGGGCAATTACACCAAAATCGTGTTTTTGAACAAAATACCCATCTTCTCCGCCATGTTCTTTGATGTATTCGTCAGTCCAATCAAAAGTTTTGCCACCAATTTCCGTAACTATGTTTAGTGCATTTTGAATTGGTTTAACGTTTTCTTTAAACTTTTTGTCAGATGAATAATAAGCCGTGATGTTATTTGTTGCTCGAATTTCTCCAGTTGTTCCAGATGCGGCAGTTCCAACACCAAACGAACCAAATTGAACACTTGCGGAAGTGTTAATGTTTTGCGGTAGAGATAGCGTTACTGCACCTGTTGCTGCCGAAGCCGTTATCTGGTTAGTTGTTCCAAAAATTGATGTAACGATATTTGTCAAGTTTGAACCAGAACCGCTAAATCCGCTTGCCGTTAAAACACCAGTCGATGGATTAAATTGCAACTTGGTTGATGCTACGTTTTCTGTTGTAATGCTTCCTGTTGTTGCGCTTGTAAACGTCAGATAACGGGTGGCGTTCGTCGTTGTGTCATCCGCAATGGTGACGCCAGACGCATCAGATGACCATGTTGGAACACCTGACGCTAGTTTTAGAACCTGGCCGTCGGTGCCAGCGGCCAAGAATGTCGTTGTTCCTGCGCCGCTTTGATACGGTAGCGATCCAGTAGCACCGCCAGCCAAATTGGTTGCAACGCCAGCAGTAACGGTTGACTGAGCGGCAGTCTGCCAGCGAGAGTTGGTTGTATTCCAAACCACCAAATCACCGTTTGATGGGCTTGATACGAATACGTCAGCCAAGTCATTAAATCTTGACTCAAATGTTGGGCGAATAAACAAAATACCGTTTGATGCCGCATGAATAACCGATGCAACCTGAACCTTGGCATTTGGAGCAGCCGGAACTGTCTTGGTCAGGCCGCCTGCAACAGAAGGGTTGTAATACAGAATGTCGCCATCGGACCAAGTCTCACCAACCGCTGCGCCAGTTGTGTTGATTCCTTTGACCTCACCAAAGGCAGTTATATAACCCCAACCATTGAGCGCAATGTTTTCAGTTGCAACGCCCATAATGTATGAGCCAGTTGCCGCAGTAAGACCTGTTGCTGGAGCAGCTTGCAGCCCACCAGACGCCCCAAGTGTTCCGGTAAACATCACAACCTGGCCGTCAGAAATAGTTGCTGAAGCCTTTACTCGATAATAGATTTCCTGGCCAATCTGTTGCGTTACCGCACCGCCAGCCATTACAAGGTTCAACGTCTGGGCGCTATCTGCATTATTCCAAGACAATGAACCCGCACCGCCGGTAATCGTAGCTGGTGTGGTGTCAAATACCACCTCGTTTACGCCAGTAAACCCTCCCGCATCGGTTAGCGACACGCTGGATGACTGAATAATCTTGCCGGTAATACCGTCAAAACGGGTCACCGCATTGTCAACCGCCGATGCTGGGCCTTTTACGTCACCTTGGAACTGTTCTGCCGCCCAGGTTGGAACGCCGCTTGCAAGGGTCAACACATAACCATCAGTTCCAGCGGTTAAGAATGTAGTTGCACCGGCAGCAGTCTGATAAGGAATTGAGCCCGCTGCGCCGCCCGCAATATTGGTGGCCGTCGTTGCACTTGTTGCACTTGTGGCGGTTGCTGCGTTTCCAGAAATTGATCCGGTAATCGTGTTAGTGACCGTCAGGTTGGTTAGTGTGCCAACGCCGGTGATTCCGGAATAAGTTCCAGAAATCCTAGCCGTATCAATAGTGCCGCTGGTAATTGCAGCCGCGCCAATTGCAATGTTGGTATTGGTAACGCTGGTTAACTGGCCCTGGGCGTTTACCGCAAACACCGGAACCTGGGACGCGGAACCGTAGGTAGCCGCTGAAACGCCGGTATTAGTAATGCTAAACGTATTAGCCGCCAGGGATAGTCCGGTGCCAGCAAAATAGGTGCCTGCAACGCTAAAGTTGCTAAACGTAATTGCCGTGACGCCAATAATGCCGCCTGGTTGAATTGGGCAATACCATGCGGAGCCATTCTGACTTCCTGATTCAACGAACACCATTGCAGACACCAAGTCGTCCCAGGTGTCGGCGTCAGGAGAGCGCGTCCAAGGGGTTCCGACAATGTAAATGCCGTTTTCTTCTGGCGCGTTTTGATTTTTGACCAAAACTCGGTCACCAGCCACTACCGCAACGGTGTCAATTGTTTGAGCGCCTGACAGGGTAATGTCGCCAGTTGTAGCTGCCCGAACGGGTTGTTTCCATGAAATCCCAACGATAGCCGCATCCACATATAGCTTGTTGGCCAGGTCGGTATTTCCTACCGGCTGGTTGCTCATGGTGGCCGTTGTGAAAGCCGCAGTCGATGGGCTTGTGGCACCAATAGTCGTGCTATT